CCCCCGGCGTTCTCGTCGTGCTGGGTGACGACCGTCACGTCGCCGGCGCCGCCGACGTAGAAGGCGTTGCCGATGTTCGGTGCGGTGTCGGACGGCGTGACGTTGTAGGCGTCGGTCGCCGTCAGGCTGCTGTCCTTGGACATTGGATCACCAGACGCCTGTCGTGATGTCCCACAGCCAGCGGCGGCGGCCGTAGTTCGGCGGCGCGTCGGTGGCGCGGAAGGAGGGGGTGAACTGGGTGCCGCGCTTGCGGCGCTCGGCCTCGATAATCTCCGCGACCGCCGTGTCGTAGTACTGCTGCCAGGTCGCCAGCGGCAGCTCGGCGCCCGACTCGGCCTGGACGCGGAGGTACGGGACGGCGTGGCTGAGCGCGCCGTAGAGGTAGACGTCCGGGTAGGCGGACAAAATCCAGTTGGTCGGGTGGGTGCCGTCGAGCGGTGGGAAGGCCGCCCAGTAGATCAGATCGACCGTGTACTGCTGGTCGGGGGTCGGGCTGTACCAGAACGAGTTGCCGACCACGGCGAAGCGGTCGGGCATGTGCGGCTCGGCGGCCCGGCCGTCGCTCTTGATGGTGGCGATCCCGGTGGTGGTGCCGGCTTCCAGCGGCTTCCAGCGCTGGTCGTCAGGGTCGTAGATCGTGTGCGACAGGTAGCCGGTGTAGTCGGTCGGGCACAGCTCGTACTCGTCCTGGATCGTCGTGGTCGCCCTGGCCACGGCGCCCTGGACGCCGGCCTTGGTGAGCCGGCGCAGGAGCTGGGCCTCGGCGAGGGCGATGAAGGTCGGGATCGAGCCGTAGAGGTCGCCCCGGTTCAGGTAGTCGCCGATGGCGGCTTGGAGGCCGGCGTAGTCCATCACGGCCCACCAGGCGGTTGCGGCCCAATGATCGGCGGCATCGGCGACGTGCCGGGCGGCCCGGCGGCGCTGCGCACCGGCGGCACCAGGCCATGGCCGAACGACACGCGGCCGTCCGAGGCTTCCGCGTCCCCGACCGCCTGCCCGTAGAGCGACGCCCACGCCTGGATGCGGGGGTCGTCCTTCAGGTAGGGCGCGCTCTGGAGCAGCGCCCCGTACAGGTAGAGGTCCGGGTGCTTGGTGAGCAGGTAGTTGGTGGTGTTCGCGCCGGTGAGCGCCGGGATGCGCGCGTAGTAGACCATCGGGCAGGAGAAGGCGGCCGAGGGGCTGGGCGCGAACTCCAGCCCGGTGCCGACGATGGTCCAGACGATGGGCGTGCCGGCCGAGGCGTAGTTGGTCTGCCGCATGGCGCGCACGCCGTCCGGCTTCTCGTAGCGCAGCGGACCCCCCGACCCGGCCGGCAGCTCGAACGAGATCATCCCGTTGAAGTCGGCCGGCAGCGGCGTCGGCGAGGCCGACACCGAGAGCACGGTGCTGGTGATCATGTCGGCGACCCGCAGGCGCCGATTGAGCTGGGCCTCGGCCAGCTTGATGAAGTCAGGGACGACCGAAAGCAGGTCGCCCCTGTTCAGGAAGTCGGCAACCGAGGTCTGGAGCCCGGCGTAGGTGCCGTCGAGGGCCATGGGGGATTACCCCTTGTGCGGAGGAGCGTAGGGCGCCGCCGGGTCCTTGGAGGGCCCCACCGGGTCCTTGGAGGCCGTCTGGCCCTTGGCCTCGGCCTTCTTGTCGGCCTTGTCCTTGGCTTCGGCCTCCTTCTCGGCGGCCTCGGCCTGTTTGACGGCCGCCTTCGCCTCCTTGGCCCGCTCGTCGGCGGCGTCGGCGTCGGCCTGGGCCTCGGCGGCGGCTTTCTCGGCCGCCGCCACTTCCTGGGACGGAGCGTCGGCGTCGGCGATGAGGCCAAGGGTCACCAGGGCCTCGAACAGACCGGCGGCGTCGCCGGCCGCGAGGGAGGGCTGCGGCACGGGCTCGGCGCCGTAGAAGGAGATGGGGTGGTCGGGAGATTGGCCGAAAACGGTGCCGTCCTCGGCGTGGGCGAGTTGGTCGGGCATAGCGATGTCCTTGGGAGGAAAGAGCGGGGGCCCCGAGGGGCCCCCAGGTGCCGGGGCGCTTCAGTTGCAGGCGATGCGGCAGGCCATCTGTGGACGGAGGGCCTTGTAGCCGTAGAGCACGTCCATCCTGATCGGGAACTTGTCGTTCACGATGTCGTACTGACGCACGATCCTGAGGCTGATCCCGTCGAACGTCTCGCGGGCGCCCCAGTCAACGCCCTTCGGCATGACGAGGTCCGCCGTGGCGAAGGTGAAGGCGTCCTTGTGGTAGACCATCGACTGCCCGTAGGGGGTCGAGATGGTCCCCACGAAGGTGATCGGCGCAGCGGCGGTCGGGAAGGCGCTGATGTTCTGCTGGGCGCCGGTCGTGTACTGCGCCGGCGAGCAGGAGACGTTGCCCGCACCGCCCGGATAGGGCGCCGTGACGACGAACTGCTGGAGCGTCCCCATGTCGATCTTCGTCTCGGGGTGGACCATGTCCACGGCCCCGACCGTGAAGACGTCGCCGACGTTCATCGCGCCGGTGCCGGTCGCCACGCTGATGGTGGTGCCACCCTGGACCGACGAGGTGGTGCCGACGACGTAGGTCGCCGAGGCCGCACCGCGTTGCTGGTTGATGAGGTGGGTCGTCTCCATGAAGTCGAAGCCGACGGTGTGACCCATCATGCCTTCGCGGTACTGCTCGGAGATGGTCGCATCGTCGTGGAACAGGGTCTTCAGGCTGTCCACGAGGTCCACGGTGTCCTGGGTGCAGAGCAAGCTGGTGCGCTGGCTCTCCGGGGTCAGGTTGTCGTTGAGCTTCTTGCGAGCGCCCAACCACCTGTTCAGCGTCGCCGCCGAGCCGGTGTTGTTGACTTGGTTCCAGACGCTGGTGCGCATGGAGAGCGCGTCGGCCTCCATGGCGGCGGCGAGGACGGCGGCGGCCGGCTCGACGAAGCGCGACGAGAAGTCGTCAATCGACAGCGTGAGGTCCACCGAGGTGAAGTTCATGCCGACGTGCTTCTGCGTCTGGATTTGCAGCGAGGTGCTCGTCTCGACGGTGTCCTGCGTCACCAGGGTGGCGCCGTTGGTCACGACGTACTGGTTCGGCAGCCTGATCTTCAGGGTGTCGCCGATCTTGGCGCCGGTGCGGGCGTACTGGTCGTCGTACTGACGGTTGATCGACCCGATGAAGGTGAGCTTCTGGTGGAGGACGCGCAGCGCCTCCCGCGTCACCGCAGTCGGGGTGAGGATGGTGTTGGCCATTTTGGGGGTCCGGTGGCCGCGTGGGGCCACTCAAGGCGTTGATGCGGTCAGCGCTGACTGCGAGCCTTCGCCACTTCCTTGCGCCGCTGCTTCATCCACTCCTCCGTGCTCATCCGTTCCCGGTCTCTGACCGGCGGTGCACGGGTCTGGATGGTCGGCGCGGGCTGCGCTTGCTGCTGTCGTTGGATGCGCTGCGTGTTCTGCGACTGGGCGCTCGCCTGGGCTCCGAGGTAGGCAAGGTGCAGAACCTCGAACATGCGCGGGTCACGGACAGCTCCCAGCTCCTGGGGGCTGAACCCGAACCGCGTCTGTCCGAACTCCACGACCTTTGGAGCGACAGTGGGCCAGTCGGCGATCTTGGAGGTCAGTTGCTGGTAGCCTTCACGGATCAGCCTGGCGTCGTCCTCGACCTCGAAGGCCTGGCGGCGCTGTGTCTCCGTTTGCTCCCGAGCTTGGCGCTCGTTGATCTTGGTGCTGAGGTCCGTCTCCGCGTTGGCGACGGCGTCCCGCAGCATCGTGTACCTCCGCATCGCGGAGGCGGTTTCGTTGGTGCCGTTCTCGGCATCCCGTTGTTCGAGGAGGTCCCAGTTCACCCCGTCCCACTGCTGGAGTTGCTGGCGCAGCGAGTAGACCCGTCCGTGGGCGTCCCTTTCGGCCTCATCGGCCTTCAGGCCGGCGTCGCGTTCAGCGTCGAGGGCCTGGCGGGCTTGTTCGAGCTGGCGCGCGGCCTCGGCCACGGACTGGGTCTTACGGGTGTAATCGGCCTGCATCAGGAAGGCGCCCTGGAGCGCCTTCGGGACGGCGTACTTCTTGCCGTCGTGCTCGATCTCCACCGTGGTCGGCGCTTGGCCTTCCTCCTCGGGCGGGGCTTGGCCGGCGTCGGCGGCTGCGAGGCCGTCGTTGTCGGGGCCCTCGGGCTCCTCGGGCTTGGCGTCGCCTTCCCAGTTGTCAACGGAGACGGAGTTCTGGAAGCGGTCATCGACTTCCGGCGCAGGCGCAGGCGCGCCCTCGACCGGCGTGGTCGTGGTTTCGGTGGCCATGTGGGTCCTGGTGGGTGAGAGCCCCGGTTTCCCTCGGGGCGAGGGTCAGGTCCGTCCGACGAGGACGGGTTTGCTGATTTCGTGGTCGGCCTTCATGCGCTCGGTCTGCGCCTTGTAGTCGGCCGTGTCGGCTTTCTGCTGCTCGATGTCCTGCTGGCCCTTGAGCGCGGCGAGCTGCTGCTGGGCGAGGTTGAGCTGCTGCTGGAGGCTGCTGATCTGCTGGTCGCTCTGGTGGGCGGCGGCGACCACCTGGCCCGGCATGTTCGGCGGCGTCTGCGGGCCCTGCGGGGCGGGCGCCTGGGCCCCGCCCTGGCCGCCCGTCATCTGTTGGATCACCGCCGGCAACAGCGCTTGCAGGCGCTGGGCGATCTGGTCGGCCCCCGGCCAGTCGAGGTTCTTGGCGAGGAGGTCGCCGAGCACCGGCGCGGCCTGCGGGAAGGCGCGGATCAGCTCCAGCATCTGGTTGGCGGCTTCCTCGCGCTTGGTGGTGAAGCTGGGGCCGCTCTCGACGGTGAGGTCGTACTTCCCGGCCGTCATGTCGAAGAAGTACTGGAGGCCCGGCATCCCCGGCGACGGCGAGGGGCCGTTGATCGCCTGGTTGATCGGGACCTGCATCGAGGCGTGGTCCTGGCCGGAGATGCGGACGATGCGGGCGGTCGAATAGACCTTGGGGATCAGGTCGATGAGGATGCGGCCGGCGTGCCGGATCGCCCGCGTCAGGTTGTCGATGTAGTGGAAGGTCGCAGTGTCGCCTTCTCTTTGTCGCAGAAGAATAGCCCGCCCGCTCGTCTCGTTGCCGCTGGCGCCGAGCGAGGCGTCGTAGATGCCGGTGATGGCCTTCATGTCATCGACGGCCGAGAGCGCCTCCTGGATCGCGCCCGAGGGCGGGCCGGCGAACGGCTGGCGTTGCGGCGAGACGGCGCCGTCGAACTCCATGAAGGCGTGGGTCTCGTTGTTCGAGGTTTCCCACTTCGCGAGGTCGCTCTCGAACGCGCCCTTCGGGCCGATGTACGGGGCCTTCGGCGACAGCGCGATCAGCTCGGTCGTCACCGTGCGCCAGTAGTTCAGCATCCGCTGCGCGTCTTTGACGTCGCGCACCATCGAGCGGAAGTAGCGCAGGCCGCCGACGTTCACCTCGTCGGCGTAGACCGGGATCAGCGGAATGTACTTGCCGGCCCAGGGCGTCGTCTGGAGCACCTCGGCGCCCGACATCAGGTACTGCGTGACGTCCCACGACATCACCGTCCGGGGACGGCCGACCCGCTGGAGGCCCGGCGTCTGCGCCATCAGGCCGATGCCGTTCCGGGACCACTCGTTCAGGTCCATCACCGTGCCGTTGGAGAGCGCGATGATCTGCTTGGTGGTCTCCTCGCGCTTCCAGTACTCGGCGACCTTGATCTGTTCCTCCTCGATCCAGGGGAACTGGAGGCCGGTGTAGCCGTCGATCACCTCCCAGTCGGCTTCCTCGTTGTTCTTGAAGCGGCGCTTGAACTCGCGCTTCGGCATCAGGTCCACCACGAAGGCGGTGTTCCAGTCGGAGCTGTCCGAGCACTGCGAGTAGGGGTCCCCGTAGACGGCGAACGGGTTGGGGACCGTGTCGATGCAGATGTCTTGGTCGAAGGTGTCGTCGTGCGTGTAGCGGGTGTTGATCCGCCAGTAGCCCCAGCCGCTGGTGACGGCCGAGGCCAGCGCGGTGTCGTAGGCGACGTCGGCGTCCGAGGCGTACTCGATCTGCCTGATCAGCCCGGACATGATTTCGGCGACCATCGGGTCGGCGCCGTCGTTGGCCGGGTGCACGGTGATCGCCGGCTTGTTCTGCCGCGCGTCGTTGACCACCTGGCGCACGAACGTGTTGAGCCGGTTCAGGGTGAGGACCGGGCGCCCTTCGCTCTCGCGCTGCTGGCGGATGCGGATCGGCCACTGCTCACCGAGGCGCGTGAACCGGAGGTCATCCATCCCCTCCTGGCGGTTGCGCATCTCGTGCTCGGTGCACAGCTCGAACAGCTCTTTGGCTTCCTCCAAAATGTCCTGCGGCGCGTCGATGTCGGCGATGCCGTTGACGACCGCGACCGCCATCAGTTCATCCAGTGCCGCTGGAACTCGCGCTCGACGCGGGCCTTCGGTTTCGTGCGCGAGAAGCGGCGCATCATCATCGCGTAGCGGCTGGCCGAGAGGAGGTCGTCGCGGACCTTCACGATCAGGCCGTCCTCGCGGTGGTAGAGCCGGAACTCGCCCAGCCAGCCGGTCAGGTGCTTGAAGACCCGCCACCGGCCGGTGCGCATCATGTCCAGCATCTCCATGATGCCGGCCTCGAACCCGTGCTCGCCGTTGGGGAACGTGGCGCGCTCCAGGATCATGTTCAGGCCCTGGCCGGCGTACTGGTCGCGCAGCGTGCGTCCCGAGCCCTTGTCGTGGCTGAGGCCGTCGTGCGGCCAGGCGCACGGAACCCAGTCGCCCCAGGGTCTGAGCGCGGCCGAGTGGATCACCGGCGTCGTCTCCGACTGCCGGAACTCGCGGGTCAGGTAGAGCGTGTCGGTGTCGCGGTCCCAGGCGACGCAGACGGCCGCGAACGGGTGCGCGAAGCCGAAGTCCAGCCCGATGATCTGCGGCCAGCTCGTCGGGATCGCGAACTCCTCGATCAGCAGCCGCTCCTCGGAAATCGGGAAGACGCGGCCGTCGCCGAAGATCGGGATGCCTTTGACGCGCGCCTCGCGCTCATGCTCGGGGTAGCGGTCGATGATGTCGGCGCGCTGCTGGGGCGTGTAGTGCTCGGCGTCGTCAATCGTCATCTGGATGACGGCGCGCATGGCGGGTCAGCCCGGCCGCTGTTCCGGCGGGATCACTTCCTCCAGCTCGTTCCAGTCAGGGACGGCGACGAAGGTCATCGCGACGCCAAGGCCGCCGACGTTGGTGCGGTAGAGCCAGCCGCCGGGCAGCATCATCCGGTCGGTGGTGTCGCGCGGGTTCCGCTCCACCGGCTCCCAGGTGTACTCGTTGGGCAGGCCGGGCGCGTGTTTGGCGGTGGGCATCAGCGCTTTCCCTTCCTGGCGGCGTTGAGCTTGGCCTGGCCTCGGGCGTCCTCTTTGCGGTCCTGCGCCGAGCGCTCGTACTGCTTCGCGCTCATGCCGGCCTTCTTCGCGCCGACGCGGTCCTGCCGCATGTCGGCTTTCGAGCCCTCGTACCGCTTGGCCATCAGCGTCTGCCCTTGCCGAGCACCCGGTTGGCCTTGGCGTCGATGGTCGCCTTGGCGGACGAGCTGAGCTTGCCGGCGGCGGCCATTTGCGAGGCTCGCGCCTTCGCGTTGGCGGCGTGCGCCTTGTTGGGGATCGGGTAGGAGCGCCCAGGTCCGGCGAAGGTCGAGGCCGGCAGCTTGTTGCGGGCGTGGGTGGTGAGCTTGGCCATCACTTCATCCCCGTGATCGCCCACAGCAGTGCGGCGACGAAGAAGCAGGTCTTGGCGGCGCGGTCGGCCCAGGCCTGCCCCCAGGAGGCGGCCATCCAGAAGCCGAAACCGAGCACGACGATGACGACGAAGATGATGTTCAGGCCCATCAGCGACGCCCTCCGAACGGGAAGGCCGGCGACGGTCGGCCAACCATCCCACCGGGAACGGACGGCATGTTGCTGACCGGCGCCGCCGGGCCGCCAGGCGGACCCATGCCGGGAGGTCCCATTCCGGGAGGGCCCATTCCGGGTGGACCACCGGGGCCGCCGGCGCCGGCGGCGTCCATGGCGGCCTGGTGGTGGATCAGCGCGGCGGCCAGCAGGTTGCGCACGTGCGCCATGCGCTCGGCGTGGGTCGGGCCCTGGTGCACCGCGATCCCGCGCGGGCCAGCCGCAACGGCGTTCACAGGCGGCCGCAAGCCGCCCGGCGCAAGAGGTCCAAGGGCCATGTCAGGACGCCTTCTTGGCGATTTCGGCCTCGCCCTCGTCGCCCAGGAACATGCGGACGACGTCGGACATGCCGAGCAGGGGGGTGAAGGTGATGAAGGTCATGCCGGCCGTCGCGTTGGTCCGGGTCAGCGCTTCCATGTAGATGTCCATGGGCGGCTCCTCGTCCAGCCACACGAACTCCAGGGTTTCGCCCTGCCACTTCTGGCGGCCCTGGTCGTAGGACTTGAAGCCGAGGGTGCTGCTTTTGCCGCCCACATGCCGGACCACGACACTGTCGAGCGCGTCGGCGATGTGCTGGCGCCGCGAGAAGTCCAGCAGCAGCTCCTTGGGGATCAGCCCGGTGCCCCAGGCGCTCTGGTCCTTCGGCTCGCCGATCAGCAGGCGCTGGATGGCGTCGCGCGTCACTTCGCCGGTGTTCGAGCCCGCCCAGGCGCGCACCGGGTAGTCCCAGCGCCGGCCCTCCCACCAATCCGGGTAGAGGCCGGTGAGGTGGATCGCCGTCTCGGCCGCCCCGCAGAAGGTCTTGCCGAGCTGGTTGCCCGCCATCAGCAGCCGCTCGCTGTAGAGCAGGCCTCGGGCGTGGAACTCAGCTTGTTTCGGGTAGGGTCGGTAGCTCCTGAGGCGGTTCGTGTCCGAGCGCTTCTTTTGCTCGCTCTCCAAGCTCTCGATGAGCGCTGAGAGCTGCTTGGGCTGCAAGGATGATAGTTGCGAGGTCAGTGTCTCCGAGGCCATCGAACGGCTTGTCCTCGATCTGGACCTGCTTCGGCAGCAACGAGGCGATGACCTGCACGTAGACGTGCGGCTTGGCGTTCCGCATCCGCTGGATCGCCTTCATGCCGTGGCGGGCAAAATCCTCGGAAAGTGCGGTCAGGAAGTCGGTCGTGACCTTGTTGCGCAGGCCGATGGGCCGCCCTGGACCGCCGGGATTGCCCGGTTTCCAGGCCCAGGCGTTGCCGGGGGCGAAGCGCCCGAGGTTGGTGCGTTCGGGCGGGTGATCCGGGCGCGGGTAATCGGGGCCGTAGACGTTGGCGCGCGGCTCGTGCTCGAACTGGAGAACCTCGCCCGCCAGCGGTCGCCGCCGCTCGTCCATCCTACTTGCCGCCCTTGCCGTTCTTGGCGCCGCCGACCGAGGCGACGACGTTCTTCGGCGCTTTGCTCACCGACGACGGGAAGGCGGCGGCCCGGCCGCTGGCGGTCTTGTAGGGCAGGCGCGAGGCGATGCTGGCCGACGGCGCGCCCTTGCTGGTGGACTTGGCCATGGTGGTCCTCAGGCGGCGATTGCCGCGCTTGGCAGGGCGAGCACCCTGCCGATGACGTGCAGCCCGGCGAAGAAGGCCGCCCTCCCCTCACGCTGGGCGGGTGTGAGGGGACGCTTGTCGATCATGGCGATGAGCCACGCGGGCCAAGCGCCGGGAACCAGGCAGATGCCGACCAGCTCGCGGCGGGCGCCGGCGACGAGGTCCAGGCAGCGCCAGATCGCCCGGAGGCGATCCATGGCGGCAGGGTTGCCGTCAGGATTGTCGGAGCGGACGATCCGCTCGTGGATGCGGTCGAGGGTCCAGTCGCCGCCGGTGGGCGCTTCCTCGACCTGGGTGGTGCGCAGGTCCGGCAGCGACGGAAAGGCGGCCAGGTAGAGGCGGCGGAAGACGGCGGCGTTCTCGTGCAGGCCTCTCGGGAGCCAGCCGCGCGCCAACATCAGGTCGAGCGCGTTCTCGGCGCTGCGCAGCGCGTAACCGTGGGCCTTGGGGTTGTCGAGCAGCCGCCGCCGGTAGGCGACGACGACCTCGTTGGGGGTTGGGGGCTTGAACGAGCCGCAGGGGTAGCGCGGCCGGTCGGACTGCGGGTTGAGCGCGCCACGCCGCTTCAGGACGGCGACCGCCTGTCGCGCACGGGCGCGGTTCAGGCGCCTGATCTTGTCGGTTTTCGCCACCCGTAAAGAGTTGCGAGTGACGGCAAGCTACGCAACGGCCCGCAGCGTTAAACGCGGCGGCCGACGAAAATCGCCGGCGCGCCGGCTTTTGGAGGATCTACTTCCTCAGTGGTGCGCCCTCGCCGCCGGTGCGGGCAGCTCGGCGCGGGGCTCGGAGGTCCGGCGGGGGGCTTCCGCCGGCCTCGGCTTCGCCGCTTCGTAGCCGTTCGGCAGCAAGGGCCGCTCGATCCGCGCCTTGGTGCCGTGCGGGCCGGCGGGCGTCGTCTCGGACAGCAGGGTTTCCAGGCTGTCGTGGGTGGCGGTTTCCCGCGCGTCCCACTGCGCCATGGTCATGCCCTTGGCCGCCTCGATGATGCGCTCGCTGGAGACGTGCCCCAGGAAGAAGCGGATCGAGAAATCGGCCCAGAACTTCATCGCCATGCCGGTTTCGTCTGACAGCGTTCGCAAGCGCTCGTGAGTTGGGGCGGGGACCATCACGGCCTTCATTTGGGCCTGACCGATCCATTTACGCCAGTTGCTCTCAGCCAAGGGTAGCTCCTTCTGGGGTTGGATGAAGTGCGGCGTCGAGCCTGGCGAGCGCCTTGTGGACGCTCGACGGGTGCCATTTGCCGCCGCCGGGACTGTTGACCCCCCGGCCGTTCAGTTCCGCCGCCATGGCCCGCTGCGTGAGCTGACGCGCACGCAGCTCGGCCAGGATCGGCGCCAAGGGCCGCAGAGCCTCGACGGCCTGGGCCTTGTTCTCGGCGGCGCGTTCGCGCGCCGCAGCGCCCAGCGGCAGCGTCAGGCGCTGGCGTCGGGGGCAGTAGACCGGGCCGCGCAGCTTGGCGGCGGCCAGCGCGTCGGTGGTGCGCTTGGAAATCATCGACCGCTCGTGCTCGGCGAACGCGGCCATCACGTGCAGCATCAGCCGGTTGGCCTCGGGCATGTCCACGGCGACGAAGTCGGCGCCGCTTTCCATCAGCGCCGAAATGAACGCCACGTTCCTCGCCAGCCGGTCGAGTTTGGCGATCACCACGGTGGCCTTCTGGGCCTTGGCGAGCGCCAGCGCGGCGGCGAGCTGCGGACGCCGGGCAAGGGCGTTGGCCCCCTTGCCGGTTTCGACCTCGGTGAACTCGCCGATGACCTCGCTGGCGGAACGTCCCAGGAAGACCCTCACAGCCTCCTGCTGGGCCTCCAGGCCGAGGCCGCTCTGACCTTGGCGCTGGGTCGAGACGCGGTAGTAGGGAACGTACCGCCTCATCTTGGCCGCTCGTTGCCGTAGATGGTGGTGGCGGACATGAAGACCTCGCGCTGGCGCTTCAGCTCCGCGTTCTCAGCCAGCAAGTGTTCGCGGTCCTCCCAGAGGCGGCGCAGCATGTCCTCGGTGATTTCCTGTCGCCCGCTGGCGGTGTGGAGCACCAGCACGGCAAGCCCTGTAGAGCCGTTCAGGGCCGGCGGCGCGGCCCTCGGCGGGGCGTCCTCACTGTGCGCCGGCGCCGCGCCTTCGCCCTCCATCCCGTCCTGTCGCAGCTTGTCCCAGTCGAGGCCGCCGCCGTGCACCATGTAGCCGGCTTTGTAGGCCCACCCGCGAAGCATCCCGACGTCGATTTCAAGATGCTCGGCGATGGCCTTGAGGGGCGCGGCTTCACCCTCGGCGACGGCCAGCGCCAGCGCCCGCACCGCCGTCCGCTTGAACTCCGCACCATAGGATTTGCGTGGGATGACGGGCGGCGCCGGCGCGTGGCGGCTACGGCTCATAATCTCCTCGTCGGAGAACAGCGGGCCGTCCGGCAGGATTTTCGGGTAGGCCTCGCCGTAGGGCGGACTGAGGCCAGCCTCCTTCAGCCAGGTGTAGAGGGTCTGGTCGGTGGCGATGCCAAGGCGCTTGGCGGCCGACGTCACGGCCTCGCCTTTCGCGACCGCGCGCACCGCCTGCTCCCGCTGCTGGGCGGGGTAGCGCGGCATTTCTGATCCAGGTCTTGGGGACATCTTCAGGGCTCTCCGGGTGGTTGCCAGTTTTCGTAGCGTAGCGCCCACATTCGTTGAAGCAACCTCAAGCGGCTTCCCACCCGGTTGCTTTTCCGCCGGTGGGCTCGATTTCGCTCCACTCGCAGCGCACGAAAAAGCGGCCCTCGCCGGTGATGTAGCCGGTGACGCCAAAGCCACGGGGCTCGGTGACGACGACCAGGGCGCCGCCGTACTTGGCGCCGGGAACGGCTCTGATCTGCACGATATCGCCGGCCGCCAGCGTCTCGCGCCAGTCGCGCTCGGGCTCGATCCCGGCCGCCGTGCCGGCGCGCGCCTCCAGCGCTGCGAGCGCCGAGCGGGCGACCAGATCGACGTCCAACTCTTTTCGTCCGCGCTCGGCCATCTGGCGCTGAAACTCTCGGTCGATGGCCTTGGCCACCGTCTCGATCTGCGCCCGGTTCAAAAGCCAGCTCCCACACCATGGGTCTTTGATCTCGCGCTGTTCGCACCAGACGTGATAACGAAAAATCGTAGCGGCATGGACAGTTTTTTCAAGCGTGGCATGAATAACGCACATTACGTCCAATCCGCGCAGGTCTTCACCGAGGGGAAGCCGACATGCCGACCAGGAAAGCAGTGGATGGGTCGCCCGATCCTATCGACGTTGCCGTAGGTGTTCGCATCCGCACCCGGCGCAAGTGGCTCAGCATCAGCCAGACTGATCTGGCCAGAGCACTCGGGATCACCTTCCAGCAGGTCCAGAAGTACGAGAAGGGGACCAACCGGATGGCCGCCTCGACGCTGGTGCGGGCCGCCAGGGCGCTCGACACCAGCGTCGGCGCGCTGATCGGCGAGGAGAAGCGCGGGCCTTCGGATGACCTGCTGGGCGTCCCGCACGCCGCCCGGCTGCTGACGGCCTGGCGCCGGCTCACCGCCGTCCGCCAGGCCGCGTTCCTGCACGCCATCTCAGCGGCGGGTGATCCTGAGGCCGGCGAGGAGGTTTGACAGGAAGCCGGCCAGCAGGCCCGCCGCAAAGCTGGCGCCCCACGGCCAGTGGAAGGCGACCGCGACGGCGCCGACGACGATGCCGACGACGCTGGCCAGCGCCAGGGTGGCCAGCAATCCCAGGGGACGCCGGGTCAGCCGCCGGCCCCGGCGCGGCGGCGTCTCCCAGCCCTCGATCACGATGTGTGGCTCGATCATCGGTCGTCCTCGCGTCAGAAGCGGCTCGTCGCGTTCCACGACTGCGCCAGGAACTGCCGGTTCAGCGCGTTCGTCGTGGAGCTGATGTAGTAGGTGTTCAGCGTGTTCGTCGCGCTGGCGCTGGTGACGGGGAACCAGACCGCCCCGCTGGCGCCGTTGCGGCTATCCCAGCGGTCGGACGTCACCACGCCCTCCTCGATCACCCGGCAGTGCTCGTGGCGGCAGTGCGGGCAGAAGATCACGTGGTTGCCGGTGCAGTCGTAGTCGAGCACGGCGCTGAAGTCGCGCTGGCACTCGTGGCACCAGAGCGGCGTGCGGACCTTGCCTGTCTCGCGGTTCCGGGTCGGCAGGCGGTGCTCGCCGCGCGTCGTCGGGATCATCGGTCGTCCTCCCCGTGCGGGCGTTCCTCGGCCGCCGGCTCCAGCAGCAGGCCTTGCAGGCGGTCCTTCAGCAGCTCCAGCTCGGCGCCCGAGAAGTGACCCGTGTAGGGCTTCCCCTGCCCGAGGCTGTCCAGCACCCGGTTGACGGCGGCGACGGCGCCGTAGGAGCCGGCCTCGTTGCCGCGCCACCACGCCGGGTGGGCGGCGTCCGTGGCGTCCCAGCCTGGATCGTCCGGCAGCACGCGCACGAGCCGCTTCGGGCCCAGCTCGTCGGGGCCGACCTCGTAGGTGGCGGGCGCCGTCAGGCCCTCGATTTCCTCCACAACCTCGATGTCGGCGAAAAGGGCGGCGGCGGCCGGCAGCGCTTCGGCGTCCTCGTCGCTCATCGCCGCGAGCTGCCAGGCCGGCTGGCAGTCGAAGACCGCCGCGCCGCAGCCGAACTTCTCGTGCGCACGCCTGGCCTCGGCCTGGGCCGCCTCCAGGTCATCGAACAGGTCCGGGATTTCGCTGTGAATGTCCCAGCAGCCGGGGTTCGTCTCGATGGCCAGCAGGAAGAACGGCTTTTCGGTGTCGCGCTCGTGGGGTCTCATGTCGTCTCGCCTCCCAGCGGGAAGGACTGGCCAGGATAGGCCAGCAGGTAAAGGTGGCTGACCGTTGCGGCGCAGCCCGGCATCCCGGCGCCGAACATGAAGCCGGCCGTGAACGCGGCCAGCCCAAAGGCATAGTCGGCGCCCTTGCCAGGACCAGCGGCGTCGGCCGCGCGCAGCGCGGCCAGCTCCTTGACGTAGCGGTCCAGGTGTTCGTCAGCGCGCACCATCAGGTCAGCTCCCGTTCGGCCATTTCGGCCAGCAGGCCCATGTAGGACCCATCGCCCAGCTCGTGGCGCTGGCGCCACCAGCGCGCCGCCGCCTCGATGAAGCTCCTCGCCTCGTCCTCGTCCATCCAGCCGGCCGCGAAGCGCGGATCGCCGGCCAGCGGGTCGTGGGAGCGGTAGCGCACCCACACATGCCAGTCGGGATCGGCGACCGGATCGACGGCGGCGTCCTCGGACGCGCTGAAGCTCCAGCCCTCGCCTCGGGCCCGGAAGTAGAACGGGCATCCGTCAACGAGGCCTTCGGCCTGCACAGGACAGTTGCCGCCGAGCATCTCGATCCTCAATCCGTCCATCGAACCTCTCCCCGTGACCACGCTGCAACGCGAACTGCCGCAGCAACATCGCCCGGCGCACCGCCGGATCGTCCACCGCCTGCCGCCTGATCCCGTCCAGCAGCTCGCGCCAGCGCTTGGCCGGGTCCACCGGCGCGCCGTAGCCGTTCTCGCGCAGCACGTGGAAGTCACGCACGCGGGCCGCCGGCAGGTCGTAGCGGTAGAACCCGTAGGTCGGGTCGAAGGCGTCCGCCTCGAACGCCACGAAGCCCGGCAGGTCCCACCACAGCCCCTCGCGCCACGGCGTCTCGCTCTCGCGCCAGTTCAGCCGCGCGTAGACCACCAGCTCGTCAAGGTCGCCGTCGTACCAGGCGTCCCGGAAATCCGGCGGCGCCGGCGTCGCGCCCAGCGCCTCCAGCACCATCTTCGCGGTCGGATGCAACCCGAACAGCACGTTGTAGAGCCCACCGGACATGGCCTCGCCTCCTGGTCGCTCGACCGCCTTTCCGGCCGTGCGCCTGCGCTTTCGCCAGTACGAATAATCGTCATTTCCGGCCGTTCGACCAGCCGAAAAGCGCCGATCACGGCGTTTTTTACGAGAAATCGTCGCGCCTACCCGGAATGGGTAAGTGACGTCGCGAGAGGGGGAGAATGGGGGCTTGACGGCCTCATCGGCCTGAAAAACGGGTAGGGCCGGCGCCCTCCCCTGAGAGGACGCCGGCCCACTCCGACAACCACGAAGGAGGCGCTCCCTGGCGGGATCGCACCCCTTGCGTACCAGATTTCCGCCCTCCGTCCAGGGCCTCAGGGCGCCAGCGGCGAGCGCTCCAGCCGTTTCACGCTGACGGCGCCGTCCGGGATCACGAACGCCTCGAACCGCCAGCCCTGGCCCTGGTTTCCCTCGGGCGGCAGGCGCAGCGCGATGGTCAGCGACGAGTTGTCGAAGCCCAGCGGCACGGCCGCGACGCCCCAAATCTCGGCGTGCAGCTCGTCCACGTACCGGCCACCCGACGAATGACACTGGCAGGTTCGGTACTCGTGCAGCCGCAGCTTGAAGACGTCCTGGCACTGCTTGCAGAACAGCAGCTTCACAGCCCGGCCCTCTTGAACCGGGCATCGCGCTTCAGCTCGTCGGCGAACGCCGCCAGCTCGCGGTTTATCAGCTCCATCCGCCGCATGTCCGCCTCGGTCGGCTCCTCCTCGGGGTCGAGCGTGTTGATGATGCTGGTGAACAGGTGCTGCGCGCCCGCCATGAAGGCCAGACGCATCTCCTTGATCTGCACGTCCGGCGCATCGGTCGGGATCGCCGCAACCCGCAGCGCGATCCAGCCGGCCTCGATCAGCTTGCCGTCGTCCGCCAGGGCCTTCGCCAAGGCGTTCGTGTACTCCTCGCGCGTCACCATCGCCTCAGTGCTCCAGAACCTGCGCCAGCCGCCGCCACGTCCCCGACGCGAACGCCTCGATCACGTCGCCGCGCTGGTTCCGAAACACCAGATCGCCCGACACGGTCGTCACGCTGTGCGCCTCCAAGATGGTGTCCGTCAGCCGCTCCTCGCGCCCTTCCATGTCCACCGTCACCCAGTGCGTGACACCGAACCTCATCGCTCGTCCTCCCGCTCGGCCTCGATCCGCCGCGCCAGGTTCAACTGCCCGATCAGCCACGCGAAAATCCGCCCCGACGCATCCGCGTCCGGCGCCGCAATCGCGATCTGCGCGCCCTCGATCTTCATGCTGATGCGCGCCAGATCGGCGTCCGGCCTCGGCCGCTCCTCGAACGGCACCCAGCGGCCGACCGCGTCGAGCACCGCCGCCTGTTGCTCGTCATCGGTGGCGTCGCGGACCTCGACCCCGTGCGCCGTCCGCAAGTGCTCGGCGATCCAGGCGTCGTCCGGGTGTTCCGGCCACTCAGCCAGCTCCGAGCCCCGCAGGCCCTTCTGGATAACGCACAGCTTGCAGACCCATCGCGCCATCGCCCCGCCCTCACCGCGTGCTGAAGAAGTAGGTCCAGTCGGCGTGCTCCAGCTCCAGCTCCATCGGCACGCCCGCCGGCGCCCCCAGCAGCTCGACCCAGCCCTCGTAGCCGGCCACCTTCGCCCGGTGCTCCCGCACCTTGTTGTTGCACTCGGCGATGTCTTCCAACAGGTCTTGCCGGATCATCGCCCCCGGCTGGCGGTTGTACGACGCCGTGTTCGCCCACTTCCCGTCCTCTACCGCCAGGCTCTCGTCAATCTCGATCCCCTCGGATCGCACCTTCGCCAAGACCTCGTCCCGCTTCGCCAGCCACCAGTCCACCCGGCCCTGGTGATGCGCGACCTTCTTCTCAGCCGCCGCCAGCACCGCCGCCGACGTGAACGTGAACCGCCAACCATCCCGCGCCATCAGTCTTCCTCCTTCGCCGCCACGTCGTTCTGCGCCCTCCGCTCCGCTTTGGCCCGCTTCCTGGCCCTGCGGAGCGCGTCGCGTTCGGAGGGCGCCGGCACGACCCCGAGCTTCATCTGCTCCAGCTTGTCGCAGTCGCGGCACATCTGCCGGCGCGTACTGCCCTGCGTCAGCACCGTGGTGCGCCGCGTCTCGTAGTTGCCGCACCGGCAGCGGACCACCCACTGCGCGCCGCCCTTCTTCCCCTTGCTGTGCCCCGTGCTGTCGGCCCTGCTCGCCTGGTCGAAGACACCGATGGCGGTCAGACGCCCGAACGTGCGCCCGGTCAGGTCAGGCATCTGGGCCGGCACCGGGCGCATGGCTGGCGGCGCGATCCAACGCCTGAAGGTCGTGTCCCTCCCGTGGTCCGGCGCCCACGTAGCGCCCCCGCCATCGCGCACGAGCGCCGCCGTGCGGTTCACCGGCGCGCGAGACGCGAGGCTCGCGTAGTCTGTCGTGCGCGCCCTCATGCGTCGTTCGCCCGCAGCCTCGGCTGCGGCAGCTCCAGCACCGCGAACGGCCGCCCTTCCGCCGCATCCACCACCACGTCCAACACCTCGACCAGCTCCGCATCCGACAGACGCGGATCGCCGTCATTCGCCACCAGCCCCGCCGCGTACAGCTTCCACAGCAGCCGCCGCAGGTTCACCGCCGTGTTCGCCACCTCACGCATCGAGCTGCGGCGCCTCCAACAGCGTCGCCAGCCGTCCCACCACGTGATCCGGCTTCCGCACGTCCTCGTCCAGCCGCACCACCTTCCCGTCCTCACCCTTCACCACCCGCCAGAACCGCGCCACCGTCTCGCCGCCCCGCTCAGCGCCGACAATCACCAGCGCGTCCTCACGCTTCGGGTCCAAGCTCGGCGGGACGTCCGGCGCCAGCGGCCGATCCTTCGTCCCGGCGCTCATCCAGACCTCCGACCAGATCGCGTAGGCCTCGACCTCCATCAGCTCCATCGTGTCCGACACCGCCGCCAGCATCAGCTCCTTCTGCGTCGGGCTCTCCCACGGCAGCGCAATCACCGCCGTCCCGCGCTGCCCCGAGTGCAACATGATCCCCGGACAAACCTCGCCGTCCCGCTGAAGCCGCTTCAGCGCCATCGCCGCCGCCCGCTCCACCAACCGCTCCAGCTTCACTGCCGCTCGCCCCTGGTCACTTGCGCCTGCGCTTCCGACGCCGCATCCACCAATAGCGCCAACAGCCGGTCGCGATCCTCCGCAGCCACCATCGTCCGCGAGAACGTCACCCCCAGCGCCGTGCCAAGCCCCGTCACCAGCGCGACCAGGTCCAGCGTGTCATCCGCCGTCATCATCGCCACCGTCAGTGATTGCACCACCGCACTCACCGCGATCTGCCGCAGGTAACGGTCCTCCTCCGTCAGCTCCAGCGTCGCCGCCTCCTCGCGCGCCGTCCGGTAAGCCCACCCCAGCGCCGCATCCATGCCTTCCGGCGGCAAAACCTTCGCCATCCGCACCCGGCCCTCAGCCATCCCGCCCGCTCCTCACCGCACCACGAAGAACAACACCACCAACAGCGCGATCAACGCCGCGCCCCCCACCTCCCGCAAAACCCGCCCCCACCGAAAGCGCTTGCGCCAACCTGGCCCATAACCATCCACACCCACCTCCCACCGAGCAGAGGGCGGCGCCCGCCCCGCGTCTTGGGGGGCAAGGACTTGCGAGGTCAGGCGCCGCCAGAGAGAGCCCCTTACGTCAAGGGCCGTGACGGTTGCTCTCTCGGTGCGAAATCTCGCACCGTTTCTGCGCTTCGGAAAGCCGAAAATCGTCGCCGTCCACAACGCAAACGCCCGCGCCCGCCTGCGCCCGCTTGCGCAACTTCTTCGCTCTTGAGGGCGCGTTCTTCTGAAAAATCTTCGCAGAAAAAGGCGCAGATTTGAGAGAGATCGTGCGCCAGGGTTTGCTGGAGGGGAAAAACCGCGGTGTGGGTTATAACATGTTTTCCGGCTCGGCCCGCTCCATGGGGTGACCGGGGGGGGTCCAATGGCCGCCCCCTCCCCGCGCCCGGAGGGTCGCCGGCCGCCGCACCGCCCCCATGCTCATGGGTGGACGCACGACCACTGGTGAGCACCGGCAGCGCACCGCTCGCCGACCGCGCGCCTCGACGCTCTCACCGACGCCTTGAGCCGGGTTTGCCGGCGCGGCTTCCCACACTGAGCACGTACTACCCATCCGCTGTCGGTGGCGCTGCCTGGGTGACAAGCTGGTGACGGTGCACGCGCTGGATCGCCCAGGTTGGCTGGGTGACGAGCTGGTGAGCTGACGAGCTGACAGACTGCACGTGGGCCGGCGGCTGCGCCGCCTGGGTGACGTGCGCGCATGTGTCTCTGCCTTTACCTGCTGCTGTGCCTCTGTGCCGAGGTAGGCGACTAGCTTGCTAGTCGGTACGAACGCGCGTACTGGTGTGGCTCCTGACGAGTACGACAACCACACCGGAGACGACGAGATGACGACGAGAGACGACCTGCCGACTGTGCAGAGCCCGGAGCTGCTGCCGCGCACCTGCTACGCGACACACCCAACCGACGCTTCGCTGATCCTGCTGAAGCGCGGCGAGACCGGCTACTACCCGACCGAGGGCTACAGCCTGAACAACGCGGTCCCGACCTTCGATGAGCTGGCGGACCTGCTGAACGAGCGCCTGGGCGTCACCAAGGCGCAGCGCGCGGCGATGGAGGCGGGATCGCTGTTCGGCTGGCACGTGCCGGCGGCCGACCCGACCCACTACGACTGCGCTGGCCGGCTGCGCTGAGGCTCGCAGGCGGGGCGCGTGACAGGCGCCCCGCTCAGCGAACCCCAGGTTCGAGACGACCCCGACAACCACACCGAGGAGAGACGATGGACCGAGTGGCGATCAACCGAGCGCTGGCGAAGGCGATGGCCTACCGGCAGTGCGGCAAGGACGAGCTGGCGGACGCCTGGGCGGCCGAGCTGGTGCGTCTGCTGGGCAGCAACCGCATCCTCGACACCGACTGCGTGTCCGAGCTGCTGGCCCAGGTGCGCGGCTGATGCGGGTCCTGGTGGGCTGCGAGACGAGCGGCATCGTGCGGCGGGCGTTCAGCTACGCCGGCCACGAGGCGTGGAGCGTTGACGTGCTGCCGGCCGAGGACGGCTCGAACATGCACATCGTCGGCGACGTGCGGGACCAGCTCGACAAGGGCTGGGACCTGCTGGCGGTGATGCACCCACCGTGCACGCGCCTCTGCAACGCGGGCGTCCGGTGGCTGCGAGGCGCGCCGCCGCCTGGGAAGACGAAGGCGGACAT